TAAGTCTTCGATGTCAAAAGCCTCTTCGGACAAATAGACGTCTTGAACAAAAATCTTCTCGCGCTCGAGAAGCGGTGCAAACACTGCCCAGCAGTCCTTTTCATCGTCTGTCGCTTTCTCGTATGCTGTGAGCGGGTCTCGGCTATAAACCGCCTCTAAAAGACTCAAAATAAATTTCCAATTGCGTCCAAAATTCATTGTCATCTCCTAAAAAACATCACAGTTTCTGTATTCAAGTCTCAGTAGTTCGTCGTCTTCCCAAACGCTTCTGACCCGAGAGCCACAGTAAAACCCGCTGTTTCTTGCCGCCATCGACCAGAGAACGGTCTGACGCTCGGCGGACATTTCCATCTTTCTGTCTCTTGCTGGACGAATGACTTTCAGACCGATGGCGTACTTATGCGACAAGCCTTCGTAGAAATGAGCGCTAAACACGCCTGTTTCACGGTCGTCCATCTCTTTAAGTGCTTCGACGATTCTCGGCGCTGTGCGCTCATCTGCACAGAAGTAGAACTTGTTGCAAAAAGGCTTGTACGACTGCCATTTATGATCGTGTCTGAAATCTGCAATTCCGCTCTTAGTCTCAACAATTACCGTGTGCCCATATTTGCTCATCGCAATGAAGTCAGCACGGACTCGCTCTGTGCGCGTGACTTTGTAAGACTCGCCGTAGTAGTCACGAGTTTCGGTGTCTAGCGGAACTTCTCGGCATACTAAATAAAACTTTTTCGACCAATAGAATGCGAGCGCTCGCTGGAGAACAATTGCTTTCATTTGCGTCGCTCCTCTGCCTTCTCGAGAGCGTATTGGCAGTCAACGAGAAAGTCTTTGAATTCTTCGAGCGACATTCTCTTGGCGGCGGTCTCGAACGAGAAATTCGAGTCCAGCAGAATGCGGACATCACCATTATTTAGTGGCGTGACCGTCACGTGACTCGACTCTCCGTCGGTTCTCACGTCAGCATCAATTCTTGTCGGGATAGCGTCACGATTTAAGATGACTCTCAAATACGACTTGTCGGTGAAGAAGAACGTGTGCCACTCGCACCCGTCCTCAGACCTCAGAACGTGGACTTCATCAGATTCCCGCAGCATTCTCCCAAAGTAACTCTCGAGAAGAATCGTGTCGAACCGAGATTTGTTGATGCGGTATTCCCACTTTAAAGCGATCGTTTTAAACATCTCAGAGTCCTTCAGCGCGGTCGGCTTTCAACAGCAACAGATTGGCAAGTTCTCGTGCTTGAATCGGCGAGATTTCGACGTTGCTAAAGCCGAAGCATTGGTCTGAATCCGAACGGCTGAACAGATAGCCCAAAACAACCTTGTTCTTTGCATTGTCGACAACGAACTTATGAAAGATTGAGAGAGAATCTCCGTGCTCAACGACACAAATTTCCAGCGGCTCCATTTTCGTCTCCTATTCGAGTGTGAATTGCTCTAACTTGCGCTTCTCTGCTTCGCTCAGTAAGTCGCCAAGAATCTTCATAATCGTTTCGTGACTTGGCTGAACTTGTGGCGTCGCACGGTATTGCTCGAGTTCGGCTTGCAACGCTTCTTTTTCTTCGACTTGTCTAGCAATCTCACGAAGTGCATCAGCGTATGACTGCGGAACCTGTTCAACGAAGTCTTTGGTCGGTGCTGGCGTGCCTGAAGCGAGATTTCGGAGCCAAGCGGCGAACGCTTCGGCACGGTTTGAGCGAGAATGGGTTAAGAACGTCAGAATGCTCTCGCTCTCGAAAAACACTCTGGTCTTAATCCCGTTCTTTTCTCTTACTTGGGCAAGTTTTCGGCTCTCTTTCGGGCAATACACGTAGAGGCTCGTGTTGTTCTTGTACCCGAGGGCGTTACTGAAGTCGACGGAGCAAAGATAAGTCTTTCCGTTTTCGGTAAAGTTTCGGATGCCGCAATTGTCAAAAAAATTCGTTTTCATACTGCCTCCTTTAGGCTAGATTCGGCTCGCCACGGAGCCATTCCATAACGTCTTTTCGGAACCACCGAGCAACGCCAGAGCGCTTGCAGGGCTTCGGGAAAGTTGGGTCTGCCGTCCACTTACGGACAACGCTCGAGTTCTTGCCGAACCCACAGAGCGCATTAATCTGCGAGCGAGAGAGAAGAATCGACTCTTCTTTCTTTTGCTGATCAATTCTGTGGGCGATAAGGCGAGCAATCGAGTCAATGCTCTTTTTGCTTAAGTCTGTCATTTGCTACTCCTAGAATGGAACGTCTTCTTCTTGCTGATAGGCTTGTCCAGCGGCGCTTTCTTGATGAGCCTGTCCTTCCCGCTTTTCCAATGATGAAATGCGCTCGGCGACAATCTTGGTCTGTGTGCGCTCGATTCCGTCTTTATCGGTGTATTTGGTAGTGTTCAAGCGACCTTCAACGTAGACAAGACCGCCTTTTTTGAGTTTGGCGGCATACTCAGCAGAGCGACCGAAGACCACAATACGGTGCCACTCAGTCTCTTCAACATTGCTGTTATTTGAGTCTTTGTAGAAGCGAGACGTGGCGACGCTAAAGTTCGTTAACGTTCCGCCATTTTTTGTCTGAACTGTCTTCGGGTCACTCCCGACCCGACCGATAAGAAGAACTCGATTCAATGAAGGCATTATTTGACTCCTTTCTGTAGTTGCGCTAGGCGTCTGTTGTAGTTATTTGTGGCATAGACCTCGGCTTCTCGATTAAGAACTCGAATGCCAAAGCCCAAACCGCTATTTGTGTCGTAAGTCATTTCGATTCGGCTCGCAATCTGGACGATTGCCCTGAAGACTGCCCACTGCTTATCGAGCATCTCGATGTTGACTGCGGCAGGCATTTCGTCAATGACGTCCTGCGAGACTTCTTGAAAAATCTGGCAGAGCGTCTGAATGTCATAGTCTTTTACTTCCATCAATTTCTCCTCTACTCATCGTTTTGTGTTCAAGAGCGAGGCTTCGCATCTAACGGGCTCAAGTCAGATTTCTCTTGACCTCGCTCTCGAATTGGGTGGGCTCACCGAGGGGACACACGAACTTGAACGATGAGCATACAAAAAAACCTCGGTGAAGCCCTTATTCGGTTGCTGTCTCCTTCTCGTCCAGAGAGTCCCAAATTTCTTTGGGCTTGCTGTTCGATGCCGCACGGTCACGCAAGAATTTCTCTTCTTCGTCAACCATCTTCAGGAAAGCGATCGCTTTTTCTTCAGTGGCTTTGAGTTCCTCTTCTTTGGGCTCAAAGTGGATGATGTGCAGAGGATTGAGCGTATTCCTCGGGTCATAATCGACGTAGTCACACCACTTCCTGCCTGTGCAGACCATCTCGACCAACATCTGCTCTCGGTACTCTTCGGGAACCTCAGTGAGGTGCAGACGCTTGTTGTGCGTTCTCTCTGAAGGACACTTGATTTCGAGCACTCCTTCGGAGCCAATCAGACCGTCTGGCGAGGCTCCGAAGTTGTTAATCTCGTGATGGTCAATGAAACCGACCTGTGTCACGACATTGCCTGTCGCTTCAACGTAGGCGGCACGAGCCTCGTCTTCGTGGTCGATGCCCCACTGCATTGCCCAAGTCGTTTTGGTCTCGTAGGCGTTGCCTGTAGTGCGCTCGAATGCGAGTTCCTGAACATAGTCAATGGCGCACTCTTTTGGCTTGCCCTTATCCTTGCCTGACTGATAGACGGCAAAGGCTTCAGCCGCTCTCGATCCCGTCAACTTACCGAGGCGGGCTGAAAACCAAGCAGCGCTTCTCTGTTCCATTACGATTTCTCCTGCTCGGCGAGAGCCTTATCCAAAGCGGCGTTAATACGCTTTTTCTCGGTCTTATAGACGGCAACGAGTTGGTCACGAGCGGGCTTCGGCAACTTCTGGACGCCGCCAGCGACTTCGGTCAACTCTTCAGGCGTAGAGCACGAAATAAACTTGTCCGTCCACTCTGTGACAAGAGCGTCAATCTGCTCTTGCGAGACGCTTGGCACCTTGGCTTGAGGGACGTTGCGATTCGCATAATGCTCGCCCGCCGAGCCCTGCCCAGAGGCGTTTCCGTCATCATCATCTTCGACTGCCGAGATGCCTAATGCGGCGCAGAGGCTATAACGGCGCCCGTACGTGATAGCCGAGCCAGCGGCTTGGTTTGAGTTCATTCTCCCGCCAGCGTCAATTGAGACGATAATTGACCCGAGTTCTAGACTCTCGCCCGAGTCGTGAAAGATGATCGTTTTAATCCTGAGATTTCGAGCGTCAATCGGTTCCACGATTTGGCTTAAGAACAAACCGTATTTGTTAAGCGCTGGCTTCACACTCTCTAGGCACCCGCTCAAGGTCGCATAGCGACCGTAGTTGTAGCGAGCATCCTTTCTTGGCACGGCAAACTCCGCTTGTGCTTTGGCAAGCGCCGAGTAGACAAGCGCCTTCGGGGTTGTGTTCGACATCGTCATTGCTGTGTCTGTCGGTGTGGCGGTCTCAGCCACGATGATGTTCTTTGTTGTGTCCATCGTTTGCTCCTAAATCAAATAGTGTGAGTTTTCGTACTCTTCGAGAGCACGCTCTTGTCTGGCTTCCGCTTCGTCAAGTTCGTAGTCTTCCGCTTCGTCCTCTAGAAACTCCCACGCAAGATCGTTTATGACGTCTTCGTCGATGTCGTCTTTAAAATCGAGACCCGTTCTTCTCTCGACAAAAGCCTTGAATGCGCCTGTCGGGTCGTCGACCAATTCCTGCGCCGCATCCGTAAAGTCAATCTGTCTTCTCATTTAGAACTCCTGTGAGCGTTTAACGGCGATTTCGTAAGCCGTTTGATTGACGAACTCATAAACGTCTTCACGCTCGTTCATAAGGTCGCAAAGTGAAGGTTCGGGCTTCCCGAACTTGGAGACAACGGCGTTATAGAGTTCACCGTCCTCGTTGTTGTCGGCTTCGGTGATTAACTGCTCGACAGCGTCGTCGAAACGAGATGCCAAATCGATTTCGGCTTGGGCGGCGCCAGAGATGTCGTAATTCACAATCCTCATCTAAGCCTCCGTAATCAACTTTGTGGCTGGCGTTAGAACTTCGAGCGAGTACCCACGCAGAGCAAGTCCTCGGCTCACTGTCTGGACGATGCTCTCTGTCGCATAGATAAAATCGCCCTTGTAGACCTCGAGCAGATAGTTCTCTAGATGTCCAAAGTGCGACGCATTGATGAGAATGCGAAGCGGCAGGACTCGACTCTTGCCGTTCTTTGCAATGCGAACCTTGCGGCTTAAGAACGCCTCGACAGCCATTTCCACGGGATCGTCATCAGCCACTTCTGAGATGTCTGAATAACCAAAGTAGGCATCGGCTAAGTGTGTTTGTGTGTATTCCATCGTCGCCTCCTAACCGAAAAAGCGCTCGAGAAGCGAGAGGGCGAACGGCATACCGTAGAAGGCGCCAAAAAAGAGCGCTAATAAGCACGCCACGTCAGCGAGTTGCTCGAGAAATTCGCCTAATGAAGTCGGAGGAACTTTTGCAGGATGAAGCCCAGAGATGGGAACTTCGATGTGTGTTCGTAGTGTTTTCATTGTTTGCTCCTAACATTGTAAGAAAACTTACCAGCGCATAATAATAAACTTACGCTTAGAAGTAAAGAAACTTACCAAGAAAAAGCAAACTAGGCACTAGTTTCTTGAGCAAACGCAAAAGAAAACTAGAGATTCTGATGTTTTGCGCAATAAATAAATAGAAACCCCGACTAGCGGGGTTTACGTAATAGTTAGGTTATTTTGCAGAAATCGTGTTAAATCTCTTCGGCAGAGCAGTGAATTTTGCATTTGCCTGCAATTTTCACGTGTTCTAATTGCTCTGGCGGAATGAGGATAGGCGGGTACCGTGTGTTGTCAGAAATTAACAGTAGACCGCCATCGGGCTGACGTTGAACTCGCTTTACAAACACGTCTCCAGCGTAGATAACGGCATAGATTCCATCTCCGCGGACTTCGGTCTCGCTCCTATCAATGAACAGGAAGTCAAGATTCTTTATCGTTGGGCTCATTGAGTCGCCAGAAGCGGTGATGACCTCGAGACTCTTCGCGCGAATGCTAGGGCACTTGGCTTGGAGCCACGCTAGAGACACCCGCACAAGCCCAATCATTTGCTCTGAACTGTTAGAGACGCCTGTTCCGCACGATCCATAAGCATTGAATCGTGGGATTGCAACGGTTCCGTCGTCTTCTTTAAATGATAGATGTAGAGTCGTCTCGTCTTCGGTGATTGTGAAGAACGCTTTCGGTGGCACGTTGTACTTCTCGCAGATTGCAGAAAGGTACTTTGTGGTCGGTGTATATGCTCCTTGCTCCCAAAAAAGCACTGCCTGCGGTGATGCGCCAATCGAGTGAGCGAACTCACGACGAGACATCTTGTGCTCTTTCATTATGGTCTTGAGCACTTTAGCGATTTGATTATCGCCACTTTGTTTTTCTTCTGTCATTTTTGCTCCTAAAAGTTATTTTTAAAAATAATAACAATTGCACCGACAAGTTTTTTATCAGGCAACTCTCCTATTTTAAAATTTCCTAGTTATAATGCACAGAAAACTTACTTCGACTTACAAGTCTTTTTGATAGGAGCAAGCAACAATGACACAACAGGCGAAGAAGAATCCTGCTCTTCGCACAGCAATCAAAGGAGTCGGTGGCGTCCAGCCGCTTTTAACCGAACTCGAAGAAAAGTTCGGTATTTGCGTCTCAAAGATGGCTGTGTACCACTGGCTTTGGCAGGGCTACGTTCCAAAACTGCTCGTCGGTGCAGTTTCAAGAATCACAGGCGCTTCAGTGAAAGAACTGAATCCAAATCTTGAGGAGGGACAATGAGAGAGTACGGTTGCATTTCGCCCAAGTTTTGGGTCGGCAAGACAGGTCGAGCATTACGTGGTCATCAAGACGCCCAACTTGTTGCGCTCTATCTGATGTCTTGTCCTTCTGCCGAAATGTACGGCGTTTTCTATTGCTCAATGGCGGCAATCGCTCACGAAGTTGGATTTGATATAAGCCCCTCCGAAGGGGCTTCCAAGGGGCTTCTAAGGGTAAAACAAGCCCTTTCGATGCTCCATAAAGAGGGCTTTCTGTTCTACGACTTTGAGAGTGAGTTTGTGTTCATCAAAGAGTTCGCAAAGTGGCAAGTTGCAGACCATCTGAGCGCTAATGACAAGCGAGTGATTAGTGCTAGAAATGCAACAGAATCAATGCCTGAGCCTTTGCGTTCTATGTTTATTGAGCGTTACAACGAGGCTTTTCATCTCGGTTTAGAACCAAGCCCCTCCGAAGGGGCTTCGATGCTCCTCCGAAGCCAAGAACAGGAACAGGAACAGGATAATAAAGAAATATATAAAGAAAATTCGCACTCTGCTTCGCATAGTGCCCCCACCTCTGAAGAGCCTCTTTCTTGTACACCAAAGAAAGTAGATTTGGTTGAGAGAGTTAAAGACGTCTACAACGATGTCACGTCAGGACGCTTCACTCACGTGAAGGTTCTGACGGAGAAGAGAAGAAAAGCCGTTAGAAAGTTCATCGACTTCTACCGCAAGCAGGTAAATGCTGCGGACGACGATGCTTTCTTGAAAGCCGTAAGAGAATACTTCTTGCGAGCAATTCACACAGATTTTCTCTGCGGGAAGAACGAGCGTGGCTGGAAAGCAGACTTTGACTTCCTTATGAACGAGAACAAGGCAGTGCTCTTTCTTGAAGGCAAGTACGACAACACGCTTTCTGAACCTGAAGAGACTGACAGCATCTTCAAAGTTGCACCAGAGCAGAGGTGCAAAGAACCTCCCAAGGGGTGGTCAAATCCGTTCGAGACAGTACCAACGAATGACGAAGAGATTGACCTATCTGTCTTCAGGAGTCTCAAATGACGAACTTCAGACCTTATCTTGTGGATCGTGGTCTTGAAGACGAACCTCCACTTCAGACCTACACGTTTCACTTCACTCGGGACTATCACGAAAAGGATTACGACTTTAGTTGGCGATTTAACGCTCTGAAGGGCTTTAGAGCCGAAGTGAACTTCAACTACAGAGCCGACCCACGCATTCAGTACAAGCAAGAGCAGTTCTTTCTCTTTGCCTATGGGTGCTTCGTCATTGTCCTGCAAGAGCCACAGTTTGCGAGATATGCCAAGCAACTCGCCAAGACGATGCTTCTTGTAGACCCTGAGAGCATTGTGGTCATAGACCGCAAAACAGGGCAATTTTCAGGCGTCCATCCTCGGGCTAAGAACCTCGAAGACCGAATCCGAGTCGATATGTTGGATTTTTTTCAGTTGGAGGGCGGCGATGTTACTGTCAGATAAAGACTTAGAACGAGCATTTGAAGAACTCAAAGCGACAGGAAACAAGATTGCACCCGCTTCTGACTTCTCGCAAGAAGCGTGCTTAATCGCTGACGATATGCTCGCAGGAGACCAACTGACCTTCATCGGGGACAAGATTGAGTTCCGTAAAGGCGAATTGACGGTCGTTGCTGGCGCTTCTGGTCACGGAAAGTCCGCTTTTATGGGGCAGGTCGCTCTTGACCTAGCGTCTCGTGGCAAAAGAGTGTGCATTCTCTCGCTAGAAATGCCTCCAGCACGGACTTTGTACCGTATGGCTAGACAGCAGGAGGGGCTAGCCGTCTGCGGTCGCATTCCACAGTACGCAGAGACAGCCGCCTTCAGGACAGAAGCGTTCTTGAAGAAGATTTCGCCATTCATTTGCCTTCTCGACCGAGTCGGTTCAGCCACACCAAAACAGGTCTATGGTGCAATGGTGCAAGCGGTTAAACAGTTCAATTGCGAGCACATCATCATCGACAACTTAATGCGGGTTTGTCCTGAGTATGGAGACAGTGCCAACGAAGCGCAAAAGAACTTCGTGCAGACACTTATCGCTTTGGGTAAGCGCTTAGACGTCCACACGTGGCTCGTCCATCACGTCCGCAAAGGCGCATCAGAAACCGACGAGATCAATAAGTACAGCATTCGTGGAGCGGCGGCAATCACCGATAACGCTGACAACATCATGCTTCTCACTCGAAATCTCAAGAAAGAGCGAAAACTCGAAAGCGAATACTCGTGGGCGATTGACTCAGAGTCTGGCGACAGCATTTTGGCTGTTGACAAGCAAAGGAATGGCGATTGGCAAGGTCGCATCCCATTGTGGTTTGACAGAAAGACTTACAGATTCTGCCCATCGGTCGAGCGGAGCACGCAGAAATACGAATTTCCAAATCTAGAGGAGGCGTGAAAATGAAACTCGCAAAGCATCTTTTTGAGGTCTTCAACAAGTTGTTCGAAATCGGCTACTGCACCGACAGGGCAAAGAACAAAGAGGCGTTTATCGCTCTCGTTCACTCGATCGCAGACGACATCGACAGGGCACCAACAAAAGAGTTCGCCTACCTAACGGACGACTCAATCCTGATTCTTCAATACGACGTCAACGGTGACCTGTACGGGTGCGATCCCTACGAACCGTGTTCTGACGAAACTCCAGAGGAGGGCTAACAATGACAATGAGTACAGCCAAGAGTTTTTGTGAATTGTTCTATTCATTCGCCAAAGTTGACGAGACATACCGTCCAGACGTAGAGCCTTTTCATTCTTTTCTAATGCTTTTAAAGCAGTTGTGTCCGCATTGGTACACAGCGGAATGTCACCAAACCCAAAGAAAGTGCTACTTCTTCGACTGCACAGACGGCTCTTTACTTCAACTCTTTGTCAACGAGAGAGAAGAAGTCGAAAGTCTTCAGGCTTACGACCTCTCTGAAGGCGCTCACAGATTCGAGGCAATTAGCCGCAACAACTAACGGAGAAAAGTATGGCAACGCCGAAAAAAACCAAGCAGCAATTACGAAAAGAAATCGCTGATTTAAGAGCAATTGAGCGCTATGAGAAGGCGGAATACAAAGCGATTGCGTCGCTAGCCGTCTCGAAAGTGAGCGAATCACTTCGCATCGAGCGTGGGATTAAGAGCGAGATTAAGAAGACAAAGCACTCTCTATCTCGTTTGAGCCGAAACGGCTTTATGTTCCAAGGCATCACAATCTTCCAAGCGAAGATGATTGACAAGCAGATGAAAGCCTACAGGACATTGCTATCCGAAACCGATAAGCGTCTGAAGTACCTTCGGGATTCGATTAACCGCAGACTTGAGGCTTTAAGAAAATGAAAGAAATCATCTTAGAAAAGCACGAGCGAGTGCGGGCACTAAAGCGTGTTGTTCTCGAAGTTGAGGACATCATCAGCGCCTTATGTGCTGGACATTTCATCGAGTACGAAACGCTCTACAACACGGCACACGATCTCGAACTTTGGTCGTCGCTCGTGATGGAAAGCCTTATCGGTGACAAAGAGACGACAAAGATTAAGGACGAAGAACAATGATTTCAGACACAGTGCTCGGCGTTCTAATGCTTTTCGGGATTCTTCTGAGTTTTGCGTTCTACACGCTCGGAATCCTGAACAACGTTTTCGACAACAACAAATACGTGCCGCTACATGTCGACATTTCGCTGTTGATTATGTTTGCAATCGCAATCATTGGGACAGTGAAATTGCTATGACAGACGAGCGGGCGAAAAGGTTAATGATTCAACTTCTAAGCCGTCTAATTGATGAGTCGCTGGCGGCTAAAGAAGTTTTACAGCAGAAAAAGATTGGGACAGATAGCGTAGAGAAGGCGATTTTCAGAGTAAGCGAAGTTACAGATGCTCTTGAAGACTTGCTTTCTCTCTCAAGATGGGGAAGAAAAGATGCGTAGTGCTGAAGAGAAGAAGAAAGAGCGAGAGGCTGAAGCCTATCGGCGTGGCAAAGAAGACGCTCGAAAGAACCGCTCGTATCGAGAAGGTGCAGACGCTTATTCACACGATGATGAGCGCCTTGCGTACACGAAAGGCTTCACTGATGGTCTAAAGGGGCTGTAACGATGTTTAAGAAAGTCTACAGATACGTCTGTCTACCAGCGAGCACATTAAGAAGCATCCGATCATTAGTCCGCCACTCATCTTCGATGAGCCTCGCACAGCGTGATGAGATTCTTCTACAGTTGAACAACACGCAAGAAGTGCGTCCTGTTCCCGAACCGCCAAAAGAAAAACCAAAGGCGCTTTTACCGTGGCTCGCCGTCTTTAACTCGTACCTCTCCCGATACGGTGAGGCTCAGACTGCTCTGATGTTCGGACTCCCTGAACGAGTTATTCGGTGCATTACCGAGGGCTCTTGCATCCCAAGCGAACGAGTCCAGACGCAGATTCTTGTCCATTACGCAAAAGACGTAGGACTTTCATACGCCGAGGTCGCCAATGGAAAACTTAAAGATTAGAAAGCACTTCGGGGAGTGGATTGACTACGACAAGTCAGACCGTAGAACGTGGACGCCGCCATATCAAGAAGTTGAGGTGATGATACGCACGCCGTTCAAGAACCCTGACGGGTCACCGTTTTTCTACTGCCCAAAGGCTATGCGAGTGGCTCCGATGCGAATGCGTAATCTCTGCATCCCCGAGGGGCGCAAAGGCGCTTATTTCGATGTGTGCAAGGTCGTGCGCTGGAGATACGTATGAGTGCAGAGATAATCCACTTTCTCATCAAGACGAAGCCCATCGGCAAGGCTCGACCGAGATTTACACGCTTCGGGCACCCATACACGCCAAAGAACACTGCTGACTTCGAGACTCTAGTGCGGTACACAGCGCGCTCGACAATCGGCAGACGCTCTCCTTACCCGAAAGATGTTGGTATCTCTTTGACGCTCAAGTTCTTCTTCGAGGTTCCGAAGTCGTGGAGCAAGAAGAAACAGGCTCAGCAGATTGGGCGCCCGAAACTTTCGAAGTGCGACTTGGACAATCTCATCAAGAGCGTTGAAGATGGCTTTAACCGAGTCATCTACGAAGACGATGCGAACGTGTGGGAAATCTCAGCAAGTAAGCGCTGGGCTGAAGAGAACCGCATCGAGGTCATTGTCAGGGCAGAGAAAGAGGGATTGTGATGCGGTGCGTGAACGATATTGAAGTCAAGTTGAGATTCACGTCTGTTCACTACGGACTGCGGCACCAACTCACGAAGACGAAAGAAGAACTCGCTGAACTTGCCGAAGCAATCGACGAGCATCTTAAGAAGCCAACGAAACGCACCCGAGAGCACGTTATAGAAGAGATTTGGGACGTTTATTCAATGATTTGGCAGGACGCTTCACTGATGGGAGTCACCCAGAGCGAAATGCTTCGGTGGGCAAAGTACAAAGTTAATCGACAACTCGAACGCATAGAGAGGGAAAGACAATGAGACGCTTTAATCTCACAGAGTGGTTTTCAGACAAAGGCTTTCTCGATGGTCTAATGGGAAAGAAACGAGCAGACGAGAGTGCCACGGCGGAATTTCCGACACGATCGTGTCTTCTAGCCTATGTCGATGGCTACAAGATGGGCGAGAAAGCACGAACCAAGAAGAAGGCGGAGAGCACACGTGAGTGAGTTAGACGATTTCAGACCGAGGCTTCGGAATTGGGCGAATGTGTATCGGACTCGATTCATCCGCCAAGAGTCAAATCTAATGGCAGTGATTCGGGCGCTGGAGGCGTGCAATCAGGTCGCAGTTCAAGAAGTCAGAAGAGCGCCTGACGCGCGAGATGCCGCTTTTATTGACGAGTGCATTCTGGAACTGCGCCACAAGTCTGTCTATTTCGAGCGAGATTATCCTGTGCTGAAGGCTGAGTATCTCACGGGCTACTCATCATCGACTTTCGAGAGCGCTGAAGACGAACGTAAAGCGACACGGTACCGTGCACGATACGCCCAAGTCTTTGCCTTTATGTACAACGACATACTTGAGCGGCTCGAAATTCAGTTGATGCGCTACGTCCATAAGCGTGAAGATGAAGAAGTGGGCAAGATTGTGGATTAAATTTATATTCATATCAACGCATTAGAAGAAAGTGTTGTGTTTGTCCTTTTCAGAACCACAAAATCTTGTAGAATTCGCACCAAGAAAATTAGAACGCTTTATGGAACACCCTGATGGGTGCTTCAGCGTGCCTGAAAGAATCAGAAAGTTATTGAATTTTGCTGTTTTTGCTCCTAACAAAAATCGCAATGGTGGCGGCTCGAGAGGGTCGCCACAATCTTTTTAAGCGTACTCTGCACAGGATTCTCGACCGAGAACTGCAACAAGCAGAGTCTTCAGAATCAACCTAGAAAGCCTCTCGCAGTTTTCATCCTTTCTGCGATGCTCAACCCGCTAGGGAGTACCTGTCGGTTGCGGAATCGGACTGTGTTTCTCATTGAGTGCATAACCTCCTAAAAGTAAAGAGCAACGTCTCCTCCTTGATTCGACCGCAGGCTTCAGACCGTCCGATGCTGGAGCCAGAACCGACACAGAAAGATTTGAGACAAACGAGACGAGACTTTTCATCTCTCCTTTGAGCCCTGCCTAGTGTGGGGCATTTTTTTCAGATTGAAGACCGATTTGGTGAACAATGAAAAAGACAACAAAGAAAAAATCGGTTAAGAAGAATCCTTCTGGACGACCAAAAATCCAACTCGATCTCGAGCAAGTGGAAGAACTTGCCTCTCGAGGTCTGTCTAATGAACAGATTGCATATTCGCTTGGGATTGGTCAGACGACGCTCTATGTCAACAAGCGAGAAAACGCAGATTTCGTAGAAGCCATTAAAAGAGGAAAGGCGAAAGGAATCAGAGATGTTGCCAACGCTCTTGTTGAGAAAGCGCTGGGTGGCGACACGACAGCAATGATTTTCTTTTTGAAGTCGCAGGCGCAATGGCGTGAGATTAATCGAACAGAACTTACAGGTGCCGATGGCGGAACGGTCAAAACAGAACAACTTGGCGCTTTGTCTAATGCCGAACTGATGGCGATTGCAGGAATGAAAGATGAAGTTCTCAGCGGAACTAGTGCTAGCGGCAAGAAGAGAACTGAAAAGAAGAGCGGCTAGACAGTCTCTTGAACACTTCATTCTCTACACGACCCCAAACTACTTGATGGGTTGGGTGCACAAAGAAGTCTGCGAGAAGTTAGACAAGTTTCTTGCTGACGTTGAGGCGAAGAAGTCTCCGAGACTTATCATCTGTATGCCTCCACGGTCGGGCAAGTCGCAAATCGTATCGAGAGCGTTTCCTGCGTATGTGCTTGGGCGCCATCCTGATATGCAAGTCATAGCGACTTCGTACTCTGCTGACCTTGCAACGCACTTTAGTCGTGACGTACAGCGCTATATGGATTCTGATGCCTATCGTGCGGCGTTTCCAGAAGTTAGATTGCCGCAAAAAGGCGAAGGTTATGTTCGCACTGCGGAACTATTCGAAGTAGTCGGAAGGAAGGGAGCGTACCGCTCGACAGGTGTCGGTGGCGGCATCACAGGAATGGGCGCTGATTGCTTGCTCATCGATGACCCGATTAAAGACCGCAGAGACGCTAATTCACAGACGATTCGAGACTACATTTGGGATTGGTACACGTCCACAGCCTACACACGCTTGTCGGCTGGAGGCGGAGTCATCGTAATGTGCACACGGTGGCACTTGGACGACATTATCGGAAGGCTACTTGATCAGCAAAAAAGTGGCGGTGACCAATGGGAGTTGATTAACTACCCAGCCATTGCCGAAGTAAACGAACCGAATCGCAAAATTGGCGAAGCACTGCATCCTGAACGGTATCCACTAGAAGCGCTACTCAAGATTAAAGCGGCTGTGGGCTCGAACGATTGGAATGCTCTTTATCAACAGCATCCCGTGCCAACAACAGGCGCCGTGTTCAAGAAAGAGTGGTTTCAGTATTGGAGCGAGTTGCCGACACACTTTGATGCGACTTGTATGTCGTGGGATATGACGTTCAAGGGCACCGATGCGTCCGACTTTGTTGTCGGTCAAGTTTGGGGCAGAAAGAACGGAGCCTTCTATCTTATAGACCAATTCAGAGGTCAATGGAGTTTCGTTGAGTCGATTCGTCAAGTGACGCTAGCGGCGCAGAAATATCCGAGAGTGATAAAGAAACTCATCGAAGACAAGGCAAACGGTAGCGCCATCATCGACTCGCTCAAAGATGCAGTTTCTGGAATCGTGCCGATAACCCCGCACGAGTCGAAAGAAGCCAGAGCAAGTGCGATTACGCCGCTTTTTGAGGCAAAGAACGTGTATTTCCCGCCACCTGAACGCTTTCCGTGGGTGGCAAACGATTTAATTCCTGAACTACTGAACTTTCCCGCTGGCGCGCACGACGATATGGTCGACAGCCTTTCGATGGCGTTATCTAACTTACATCAAACGGGAGTTTGGAAGTTCACACCTGAGAACCGAGCGGCTCTTATGGGATTTAGAAGATGACATTCAAGAAAAAAGAAAAGCACATCGACTTTGAGACGATTCGTGCTCATATTTTGGCGAAGGACGCTCGAAAGCAGATGATGAGCAGACCCGCAAGCCAAGCGTCTATCTACTCCCTGCCGATGACGTTAGGGTGCAATGAAAAGACACGGTTGGCGATGGATGCTGGGCTCTCCAAGGGCTGTGCCTTTGACTCGTTTGCAGACACTCTTGTAGACCACGCTTACGAGAATGGTCAGTACCCGATGACATCTTTCATCGGTTATGGTGCTCTCCAGCAAATCGCGCAGAATGGGATGATTCGGAACTGCATTAAGACTGTTGCCGATGATATCACGAGAAATTGGATTACCATCAAAGGCGGAGAGGATTCTGACCCGAAGAAGGTCGAGCGCCTTCAACTTGTTCAAGAAAACCGCTGGCACTTGCGTGAGGTATTTAACCAAGCGATTGCCAAGGTCGGGTTTATGGGCGGGGCGTTTCTCCACATTCGCACCGAGACCGACACAGGCGAAGAGCCTGACCTGTCGCTTCCGCTTCGCATCACAAACGAGTGCGCTGAGTTAGAGAAAGACTCGAGTCTGCGCTTTATCGTTGTAGACCCTGTGAACGTCTCCCCATTGGCGTACAACACGAGCGACCCTCTGCGTCCTGACTATTTCAAGCCCGAGAGTTGGTTTGTTCTGGGTAAGAAAGTCCATAGTTCGAGACTCTTGCCGCTGTATGCAAACGAGCCACCGTTGCTCTTGAAGCCAGCGTACAACTTCTTAGGGATTCCACAGGCTCAAATTCTGTGGGATTACGTCCTGCATTGGAACGTCTGCCGAGTTGCGGCGCAAGAGATGGTGAAAAAAATCTCGCTGATGATTTACTACACCAATGCTCAGGAGCGGATGGCGTCATTAAATGGCGTGCAAGAACTCGATGTAGTGATGCAGATGCTTCAGCACTACAGAGACAACAACGCCGTATTCCTTGCCAATACAGAGACAGATAAGGTCGAGAACGTCCAGACGAACATCTCAGGCGTGGTCGACATCGTCCGCCAAGCGCAGGAGATGATTGCGGCAATTAACCGCACGCCAGCGGTTAAGTTGTTCGGCATTAGTCCGAGCGGATTCAACGCTACAGGAGAAAGCGATATCCGCAATTACAACGACCACGTGCGTTCTCAGCAAGAACTCTATAGACCCGCTCTAATGAAGTGCCTGAAGGCGATTCAGTTAGTGCTCTGGGGAGAAATTGACCCGAACATCACGTTCGAGTGGAACGAACTTGACTTAGCCAACGAGGCAAGCCAAGCGATGACGTTTAACGCTAGAGCGCAAGCCCTTGCATCGCTCATCGACCGCAATGTAATGAGCCCTGACGAAGTCCGTGACGCTATGAAGTTAGAGAAGTCGTCTCACCTAGATTTCATCTCAGGCGAAGCACCTGAACCACAGGAAGGCGACTTGATGACCGATTCGGGCTCCGATGACGGACAGTCCTTTCTAGAGAAACTCAAAGCACAGTTCGGAGAAGGCGATGGCGAAAAGACCGAAGGTTGTGAGGGCGATTCAGCCTAATGCTGGTCTGCGTCGTCAATACGCCAAGAAGTTGCTGAACTTCTTTCACGAGTTCGAGCGCCAGATTGGTGATGAAATTTTTTTACATCTAGCAGAGCGCTGCTTGATTGCCCAAGATTGGTCTTTATCGAATCCGAAGTCAGATACAGAAAAGCGTCTGCTTAAGACCATCAGCAAAGGCGTTCTCTCGGCACTTAAACGTGACCCTGAGACGTTTGAAGCGGACATTGAGGCATTTGTAGCCAAGCACCTCTTTGAGTGGGTTACAAACGCTTCTACGGCGGCAACGAAATTAGCCCTTTGGGTCGCTCGGAGCATTGCGGCTGACGTCACGGCGGCTCAACGTCAAGCGTACGTTGCTTCGGGCGTCCCTCTCACTCTGATTCGCAAGCGCTGGACGGTGCCGATTGTCCGACAGCACATCGGAAAGACCGCACAACAGCGGATTCCGATGTTGGTTGATTGGTCAGTCGGGCTAATCACGAAGATGCTCGAATCGGACGCCGAGCGAGTAAAGCAAGTCATCTTAAAGTCGCTTTTAGATGGACGAACAGTCACAGAAGTGAGAAGGCTTCTTTATGCCACTTCAGGCTTTAACAAAGACAGGGCTTACAACGTCTCTCTAGACCAAACGAACAAAATCACGCACGGAATTCGACTTGCTAATGACGAGGACTTAGGCGTCACTCAAGGCATTTGGATTCACGTTGCGGGACAGTACACAAGCCGCATTACGCACAAGCATATGGACGGCAAGCGCTTTGACCTAAAGAAGGGAATGTACGACCCGAGCATTGGGAAATACATTCAGCCTGCCGAACTGCCCTATTGCCGATGCGTATACAGAAGCGTAATTGATTGGGACGCTATAGCGAAGAAGAACAATGAAGACTAAGAAACTAGCATTTGACAATGCCGTCTCGTTCCGCTGGTATGACGATGACGGACGTATGCACGTCGACCGCTCAAATCTGACGAGAGTGCAAGTCGCCCCATATCGTGGTGCAGAAATCCCCGATTGGCGAGAGTTCGGCTTGAATCCGACAAAAATCTACTACGGCTATCGGTCAGCGGAAGAATTGTCCGACCCTGAGACGGTGAAGTCTGTTGTGGGCATTCCGATTCAATTAAATCATCACGCTGACACACCTAACTGCCCAGCGATGGACACACGAGTCGGAAGCACAGGCGATCAAGCCGAATTTGATGGAACTTATTTAACTAACTCGCTTCACATCCAAAACGAAGACGCTTGTCGTCGCATTCGTGATGGTTCGATGAGGCAGTTAAGTCTTGCTTACTACTACGACCCTGACTTTGGTTCATCGGGCGAGTACGAAGGCAGACACTACGATTTCACGATGAGACACATCAGGGGTCAGCACCTCGCTCTCGTCGAGGAAGGCAGAGCAGGTCGTTCCTGCCTTGTCGAAGACAACGCTTTAACACTAAATGGAGAAGAAGCGATGGATGGTAAGAAAGTGACCTCTGTGGAGGTCAAGCCGACCGAAAACTCGGAAGAAAAAAATGAGTTGAAAGTCGCAGACGCTATGGCGATGCTCTCCGAATTGCTCAGAAGTCTTCACAAAGACGTCGAGAGCGAAGAAGAGAAGGCTGAAGATAGCAAAGACGCAAAGATTGACGAAATCGCTCAGTCTTTTGCCAAACTCGGCGCTGACGAGAAAGCCGTGGAAGACTTGAAAGAGACTTTGCACGAACTCGCCTATAAGCCCGAAGAGAAGGCAGAAGACGAAGAAGTAGACGAAGACGAATCCAAAGAAGGCAAAGATGAAGAGCCTGTGAAGAAGGCTGAAGAATCTGATGCTGATAAGGACTCGACTGACGTTGATGATGAGCCTGTTGAAGACGAAGAAGTCGAAGAGAAGAAAGAAGAAGTTCTCGAACTTGACGACTTAGCCAAAGACGCTCTCAAGGCTTGTGGTCTTGACTCTGAGTCTGACGATTTCAAGAAAGCGTTCGCCGCTGGTGTTCACTACGGCGAAGAGAAAGCAAAGAATAAGCCAGAAGCCGAAGACGAAGAAGACGCCGATGAAGCAGAAGGCAAGTCCGATGAGAAGTCGATGGCGGAAGACGCCGCACTCAAAGTCGAGGCGAAATGGGATGCAATTGAAATGTGCAAACCAATTCTCGGCAATGTGCGTCGCACAGCCTACGACTCCGCTGAAGACGTTTATTTAGCCGCTCTAGAGCAAGCAGGATTCTCGATGAAGAATGTCCGCAGAGAAGACGCACAAGCGACTCTCTTGGGCTTCTTAGCGGGTAGGTCTGCGGCTTTGCTAAAGCGTGGCACGGCGGCAGATGCGGCGACCGCCGAAGACAAGAAGACATCACTTGCCGAAGTGGTCAAATGCCGCATTTCTTAATAACCAGCAAATGGAGATAATCTAAATGCAGAAGAAGGTTGGACTTTATCCTGCCGTCGGTCTTGATGGTCAGGAAGTGGCAGTAGGTACTGCTGTTTACACGCCTCAGAATTATCTTTCTGACGGCACGGTGTCCGCAGGCGGTTTTGCTTTTGCGGGTTCTACAACTGATTCAGGTGAAGCCTTCCCGATCGCTTCCGCGAAAGGCACAGGCACCGTCATCGGTCTCGTTGAACGCACGTTAACAGGCGCTCTCGGTCTTGGCGAAGACGGCTCTTTGGTCTATCCGAAGGGAGCCCAAATCACTATCGCTCGTCGTGGTGATTTCTATCACACAGCGACAGGCGCCGCTACAGTCGGTCAGGCTGTTCTTTGTGACCCTGCCACAGGTGATGTTACGTACGGCACAGCAGGCGCTGACACCGACACAGGTTGGGTCGTTATGACTGCCGCTACAGCCAAAGGTGACGTTATCGTCATCTCGAACCGTGGTTAATTCGTGAGGTTTCTGATAATGAGTGATATTAACTTTTTGAAGGAACGTGGCATCTTCTCTCAGTATGCCGTGTCCGTTATGCCCTATCATCTCGACGAACAGAAAAAGATTGTCGTCGATTATGACCAGATGACTGAGGAAAAGGTTGCGAAAGACGCCGCCTTGTCTTCTGTTCCGAGCATTGGTCTTCCTGCTCCGTTCTTAACCTACATCGACCCGCAAGTGACGACGATTCTTTTCGCCGCCACAAACGCCTCAAAGTTGTTCGGTGAAGAAGTTCGTAAGGGTTCTTGGACAGACCAATTTATGAACTTCCCTGTGGAAGAAATCGTTGGCGGTGTCACACCGTATTCTGATTTCACTTCCAACACGTCTGCTGACGTCAACTACAACTACCCAAGCCGTGAGAACTTCCTCTTCCAAACGACCATCAAGTATGGCGACTTGGAAATGGAAACAGCGGGCAAGGCTCGTTTGCAGTTAAGTTCTGCCAAACAGCGTGCCGCCGCAAGCATTCTTGCTCGTGCGCACAATGCCTTCTACCTCTACGGTGTTGCTGGTAAGCAAGTCGTCGGTGCTCTGAACGACCCGAACTTAAATGCCGTTCTCACACCGATTGCGTTAAACAGCAAGACCACTTGGGCAGACAAACTTGCCGACACGACAAACACAGCGACAATTGCTAACGTGATTTACGCTGACGTTGCCAAGATGGTTAATGAGGTGATGGGAAACAACGGCGCCTATGTCAACAATCTGACGCACTTCGTTCTCGCTGTGGCTCCCGATCGTTATTCTTACTTAACGGTTCCGAACGCCTACGGCAACAAGACAGCGCTCACTCTTCTCAAAGAGAACTATCCGAATCTGGAAGTCATCCAACTTCCAGAGTTAAACACCGCGTCTGGTGCGATGCTCTACCTGACAGTTCCAGAGTTGAATGGCGAGCCCACTGCCGAAAACGCATTCTCTGAAAAGATGCGCTTTAGCCGTATCGTTCCCGATATGTCTTACATCAAACAGAAGGCTGTCGGTGGAACGTGGGGTTGCGTCGTGCGTCGTCCGAGTTTAATTTCTCGTATGACAGGCATCTAAGCCTAATTTCCTTAAATTAAAGTAGTAATTTGGGCAGGGTCGAAAGGCTCTGCCCTTTTTTATCAAGGACTAAATAAATGAGCGCCAAAAAGACAACAACGAAGAAGACAGCAGGCGTGACTGTTGTCGGTTCTACGTTTACCGAAGAGAAAGCAGTAGACACGAGTACAAGCGAGATGATTTCTATCGCTGTGTCTTTGCCGTACGACCTCCGCTTTGATGACATCCCGCAGGATGGTGGCGGAACAAAGTCGATTACTCTTCCAAGTATCAATTCAAACTTGCGAGGCAGTAGAACACCGATTCTTGCTCTCGCAGGCAATGCGCTTTGTGTGAATATGCCCAAGAAAGATTGGGAAGCACTCTTAGCGATTCACGGACGTGAGCCTGTTTTCACAGGCGTAAATGGCGGAATGCCTTGCGTCTACCCTGTTGGTGACAAAGCGGGCTTCTTATCCGCTGAGTCAGAAATCAAGTCGATGCGTTCTGGGCTTGAGCCGATTGAGCCAAAGGACGTTGACGTTGTTGAACGTAAGCAGAGAGGCAAAGAATAAGATGACTATGACACCGTTCGGTTTAGACGTCGATGCGTTTCGAGAATGCTATCCAGCGCTCACTGAAGAGCGCATCAGTGATGAGCAAATTGAAAATCTGTTCGGTGTCGTCTCTGCAATGTTAGGGGACGGAGAAGGCAATTTTCCGTACCCTGAAGCAACGATTCAAGCGATTCTGTTCTCGGCTCTCTGTCATTTAGTGACCCTCTCGCTAAACGACTCAGAGTCTCCGAGCAGGATTGCATCAGCATCCGAAGGCTCCGTGTCGGTCTCGTTCGAGAATGTGACGTGGCAAGGAGAAGACGCCTCGTGGTGGTCTCTGACCCGATGCGGTTCACTCTTTTGGATTCTGACGAAGAAGTACAGAACAGGATGCAAACTCTACACGTCGTCTAATTATCACCCTTGGGGATGACGATGAAGGTCTCTATTAGCGTTAGTCGGAAAGGCAAAGGCTTAGGAGCGATTAAGAACGCTAAGAAGCGTTGTAGAGCAAAGGTCGGGTTCCCAAGCAATCCCGAGATGAGCGCCATAGCGACTTATAACGAGTTTGGCTGGGTTCAGAGAGTGACTCCAGCACAAGCCACATACTTGAGCGGGAGACTCGGCTACGACACGATACGCCTTGGCTTTGACAAAGCACCTGTAAAGCCCAACAGCACGTTAAGCAGTCCTCCTCGCCCATTCTTGCGTGGCACGTTGAGAGCGCAAGCGGATGCGTGGAAGACGGAAGTAGGTAATGGCATTAAAAGGCTTGGTCTTAAGGGCTTGCAGGCAGTGATGCAGGCAGTCGGGGGCGCCGCCGCAACTGACGTGAGAGAAACGATCAAGAAAGGCGGAACACGCTTAGAACAGTTTAAAGAGCGTAGCGACTTGACGATGCTTCTTTATTTCGCTCAGGACAATTACACACAGGGCGGGAACAAGCGCAAGATTGAAGCAGATTCTGGTGACGGAACACGTAAGCCATTGCGTCGCAGTTCTGCAATGCTTAATGCAGTCGGTTTTGAGGTCGAATGAGATGAATCTACACAATATCGTTCGGAGCGCTATCAACGCCGTTAACAAAGACCGATACTGCACGCTCTATCGCTCCACAGGCGAGTCAGAGATGACTGAACGAGGCGAGCAGAAAGCAACTTATGAAGAAGGCGTTCAGATTCGTGCTCAGTGGCAGTCGCTTGGGCAAGATGCCATAGAACAGCGAGAAAGGGCTCTAGACGTGACGACAACCCGTCGGGTGTATCTCTACGCCGAAGGTGACCCGAAAGAGCGTCCGTGGGCAATGTGGCGACCGCTAGCACGGTCGGGCGACTTTCTACTCGATGACAAAGACGAGTATTGGTATCTTGACGCAGTGTTAGAAGACTTCTCTGACGAAGGCTGGATTTCTGCGCAAGTGACGTTACAGACTGTTCCGATTCAGTTGCGAATTAAAGGATGTTGCGGATGAAAGCCAGAGCAGAAGACAACGCTTATTTTGCGCTGAGAAATTTTCTTTTTCAGTACGCACAGCCCGAATTAAAAGACATCAATCACGTTCTAATCGGCTATAACAATACGCTATCGCTCCCTTCTGATGGTAACGACTTTTGCATCGTCACGGTCGTTTCAGAGACAAGGCGAGGTAACACGATGGAGTCTTTTGACCCATCGCCTGACAATGCCATAGCCTATAGAACTTATTACGAACAGGTCATTCAGGTCGACTGTTATTCGTCCGACCCCTACAACGCACGCTTTCGTGCAGAAGCGTATGAAACGCTGGCACGCACAGAGACAGGCGTGGACTTCTTTGAAGAGCAAGGCTTTGACCTACTTTACGCAGACGGCTTAAGAGATTTAACGGCAGTAATGGACTCTGCTCAGTACGTAAGCCGTTGGAGTTTCAATCTTTACCTCGGTATTTGGAAAGAGGTAACGATTAAGCAGCAGTATTTTGACACCGCAACGGTCAACTTAAAGAACGTTGACGTTGCTTTCCCACCTAAAGACGAGGATTAATTATGAGTATCAATGCGTCATATTTGGTCGCAATCACAGGTCGGTCAATCACAGGTGGAAGTGCGGACTTGGAAACAAACGGACTCGTCCTTACAAAATCCGCCATCCTTCCTGTTGATAAGCCTTGCTTAGAGTTTGCGACGTACAAATCGGTTGCGGCAGTTTTTGGCGCTGATTCCGATGAAGCGAAATTTGCACAACAGTATTTCTCTGGAGTAACAAATCAGCAACGTGCTCCAACAGGGCTGATGATCGCTCGCCGTGTTTCCGAGGCGGCTTCTGCTTGGTTGCGTTCTGCCCCTCTCGGGATGAGTCTTGAAGAGATTAAAGCGTTGACAATCAACTTGAGCGTGACAGTCAACGGCACGACAAAGACAGTCAGCGACTTGTCTCTTGCTACAGCAACTTCTTACTCGGGTGCGGCGAACTTAATCGCTTCAGAATTGGGATGCGCAGGCGCTTACAACTCCACTCTTGATGCTTTCGTTTTCACGACTGAAACAGCGGGCGGAACAGCAACGATTAGTTACGCCTCGGGCACCAGCGCAAGCGTGTTAAAACTCACGCAAACAGACGGCGCTGTGCTCTCTCAAGGTTGTGCCGCTATGAGCGTGGCTGAGAATATGACAGCGATTGAGAACATCTCTCGCAATTGGACTCAGTTCACGACCCTTTGGGAAGAGACAGACCAAGACGAAGTCGAAGCGTACTCGGCTTTTGCTGACGTTGATGACGATTATGTTTATGTCTTCTGGACAAGCGACACAAAGACGCAGAGCGCTTTAACACAAGCCTCGACGATTCCCGCTCAGATTAAAGACAAGTACAACTGCACGTTAAGCATCTTTGCTGACAGTTACGCAACTGCCGCTTTTGTGTTGGCATTCCCTGCCACAATCAAGTGGGACGCTGTTCAGGGTATGAAGGTCATTTTCGGCAAGTCTGCGACAGGCGTTCCCGCTGTGGTGACAACCGAAGCGCAGGCTCTTGCTCTTGACGATATTCACGTTTCATACGTCGGTCAGTTTGCGACACGCAACTCTGAGTTCTCGTTTGCCAATCGTGGACATTTGTCTTCTGACACCTACGGCTTCTATGACACGCTCATTGGCTTGATTTGGTTCAAAGCCTGCATTCAGCGAGCGATTATGGACGGCTTCTCGTCAGTTAACCGTGTTCCATACAATCAAAAGGGCTACAACATCGTTGCCGCTTGGATTCAAGACCCGATTAACAGCGCTAAGAACGTGGGTGTTATCGACACAGGTATGTCGCTCTCTAACGCACAGAAAGCGCAGATTATGCAAGAAGTCGGCGTCGACATCTCGGGCGATTTGGATTCGACAGGCTACTACTTGAGCGTCACAGACCCGAGCGCCAATGTTCGAGCCGAACGTGGTTCTCCTGTGATGAATCTCTACTTTGCCTATGCGGGAAGCGTCCAAAAATGTGAACTCCCCGTAACGGCAGTGCTTTGATTTAATTGAAGAAAATCGAACAAGGCGGGCAGCATAGTCCGCCTTTTCTTTGGAGATATTTAAATGTCCAATCGCAAAATTACAGCCGCTGACGTACAGGCTTGGATGACAGTCGAAGACATCTATCCTTCTGGATTCGCATTAGAGCAGTTCACGATGGATTCTGCTGTTGTAGCCGACACGGTTCAGGAAGTCGAGACGAGAATGACTCTCGACGGCAAGATTGTCGCAGGATTCACGCCTTCGGCTAAGAACGTCAACATCTCTTTTGAGCCTTCATCTCCGTGCATTCCTTACTTGAGAGAACTTGCCCAGATGCAACGCTCAACGAAAGACGTTTATGAGGTGAATCTGACAGTGCGAGTTCGCTCTGTTGATCGTACGTTCCGCTTCGTGCACGGCTTTATGGTCGGTGCTCAACCGATGCCGAGCGTACAGAAGACCTTGGCGCCGATGCAATTCAATTTTACTTTTGAGGATGTTGAATAATGAGAGAGCCCGTCACCGTAACGGTCAAGGACGGGGACAGCGATATCAGAATTCGCATCACCCCGATGCCTGCATTAAAAGCCGAGTCTTGGCTTATGCGAGCCGCCCTCGCATTGGGAGCAGGATTAAAAGAACTCGACACTCAGATGAAGCCCGAAGCATTGCTTGGGTGCCTACTGAGTGCCGATTATGAGAAAGTTAAGCCGCTTTTAGAAGAGTTGCTCGTTTGTTGTGAGCGGGTGACCGACAGCGGTTCCACGATTGCGTTAAATCCCGCAACGATTGAAGGCGTCATCGAGTATCCGACGACAATCTTCACCATCAGGGTTTGTGTTCTGCGAGCAACGTTCGGTTTTTTTACCAATGGCGGATGGCAGACCTTCCTGAAGAGTTTGCGTTCCGCTCTGACTGCGATTCGCTAAAAGGCGTTGCGCAGTACCAGAACACCCCACAAGTTTGCGCTCGAGTGATTTCAGCCAAACTTGCGACGCTCAAAGAACTTCAGACCGACTACACGCTAGAGGACGCTTACCGTTTGGACGAGATTGCCACGGTGGACGCTTATCACTCTTGGCTCGCAACGAGGAAGAAAGACTAATGGCTAATCCGATTGACGAACTGTTCATTGCGATTACTGCCGACACCGAAGATGCGGTAAGCGGTATTGAGAAAGTCGACACAGCGTTAAAAAAGACTGAAGGGAGCGCAGGAAAATCAGAGCAGTCATTCTCTTCTCTGAAGGGTATGTGCAGAGCGCTGACGTCTACGATTGCGAAACTCAGCGCCGTGCTTTTCGGCACTGCAACCGCGTTTCGGTTTTTTAACGACTTCATTGCCAAAGCCAACAACCTTGAGATGCTAGGTCTCAAGACAGGGGTTGCGGCATCAGAATTAGACGCTTGGAGCAGAGCGGCGGAAGCCGCTGGAGGTTCCGCTCAAGCGCTTCAACAGTCTCTCGCTTCTTTCTATGCTAAGACAGGACGAGAAGCCACGGAGTTCTTCAAACTTGGTGACAAGATTGAGGGAATGTCTCAGGGACAGAAGCGCAGATATCTCAAAGCGATGGGCGTCGAACTCGATGCCATCCCGCTCTTTCTCAAAGGTCGAGCCGAAATTTCTCGGCTTGTTAACCGATATCGGCAAGATGCACTTGATGAGAACGACATCCGAAACGCTCGTCAGTTCAAGACGATCGTTTTCGATTTACAGAACTCGCTAAGAAGCATCGGGACAATGATTGCGCGGGCGGTTCTTCCCGCGATGACGAGTCTCAATGCCGTGATGCGTGACGCAGTCGACTTGATTCGTGAAAATAGTCGCTTCTTTGCGGTGTTCTCCGCGGGCATTGCGGCGCTCGCAGTTCACTTCCTGCCTGCAATCAAGGCGGCGGGGCTTGCTCTCGTGCGTTTTGGCGTTGCTTCGGCTACTGCTCTGGCACCTGTCTTGTTGTTCGTAGCAGGCATTGCGGCGCTCGCTCTAGCGGTCGAAGACCTGTATGTGTTCGGAAAAGGCGGCGAATCGTGGATTGGTCGGCTTTTGGGCGACACACAACTCGCTGAAGAGACAAGAGCGGCGATTAATTCGGTTATCGACACAGTATCGAGCCTTTGGGACACGATTAAAGAGTCGGGAGCCATCTCTGCGGTGTTTTCTTTCTTGGTGAAAGGCATTGCACTTCTGGCGAAAGCAATTGCGTTTGTTGTTATCCAAATTCTTTCGTTTATCACGCTTCTTGGGAACATTTGGAGCGGGGTAAAGAAGGTCACGAGCGCCATTGCTGACTTTGTCGGCTGGCTCTTCTCGTTTGATGGTGCCAAAGCGATTATTGAAGGCGTTGCCTCAGCATTTAGTTTTGTTGGCGCTCAGATTGATTGGGTTTTAGGTCTAGCCAAAGACCTGTTCAGTTACTTGTCCGATTCAAAACTCGGTCAGGCTGTCGGTAAGGTCTTTAACTTTCTGATGCCATCGCCGACAAAGAACGCAGAAAGCGTCTCTGCCGAACAGGCAAGGTACTCGAACTCGAATTCGACTGTGAACACGAATGCGCAGTTGACTGTGAACAACAACTTCGCTTCAACGCCAGCGAATGCGATTGAGATGGGCAATGTGGCAGGACGGTCTGTGAACAGCGCAGGAAGTCGTCTTATCCCGATGGTGGCGCAAGCGGCTTCGGGCGTGAATCCCTAGAGGTGCAAATGGCAAAGAAAGACTTTTCTAAGTGGCTCTTGCTCAACAGTTCGAGTCAAGCCATCTGCGATCACGACGGAATTGTTGACGTCTCTATCTCTGAGAAGTCACAGGTTCTCACGGAGCCGATTGAGAACGGACAACTTGCGGCGTTTAATAAGACGCAGGCACCGACTGCGGTCACGGTCTCGATTGCGATAAAAGGCGACGGAGCACGTCAGACAGCGTCTCTTGCTCAACTTCAGGCTCTGAAGACTGCAACAGGCGATAGCGCTCTTTGCTCTTTAATCACGCCTTCAGGCGACTTCAGTCGCTTGGCGCTAGAAAGTATCGGCTACGCTCGCAGTGCGTCTCAAAACGCTTCTCTGCTCGTTGTACAACTATCCTTTGTGACAATCCGAGCGATTGCGGCTACTTCTGGAACAGTTCAGTGGGCGCCAAAGTCTGCGAGTTCGGCATCAGAGAGCGAAAAAGGCAGAGTACAGCCATCAGCGCTTTCTAAACTGTAAAGAGGCTTCATCGTGTACGAAATTCCATTAGAAGCGATTCCTTACCAAACAGTTTCGTTTGAACTCGATAGCAAAGCGGTGACACTCTCGTTAAGACAACTCGGGACATCACTTTTCTTCTCGATTTGGATTAACACCGAGCCACTTTACTTAAACGTAAGGGCAACGAACGGCGGAAAGATTTGCGCTTTTCCATCGAGCAAGATTTCGACAGATTTGAGGATTATCGACACAGTCGGAGACGAAGACCCTCAGTACGATGGTCTTGGCACACGTTGGCGGTTAGTCTATGGCGAATAACTTCACAGAAAAGCAGATTCGCATCACGATAACGCTCGACTCGGGCGGTGGTCGTGCTTCTCGCATCATTTTTTCTGAGAATGCTGCTGAAGTTGTGGTACGAAAGCAGGGAATGCCTGAACTGCCGACGGCGTCTGTAAATGTTTACGGTCTCACATTAGCGCAGATGAGCAATCTGACGATGCTAAGTTTTGATGCTCAGTCTTTGCGCAAGAACGAGATTGTGATTGAAGCAGGAACCGCTGGAGAGAGACTCTCGACCGTGTTTGTTGGTGAGATTACGAATAGCGCTCCTGATTTCTCAGCCGTGCCGTCTCCGATTATGCACTTCGAGGCAATTACGACAGCCTACGCACGTTTAGAGCCATCGAAGCCTGTATCGGTTAAGGGCTCGCAGTCTGCTGATTCTCTGTGTGAAGCATTTGCGCAAGAAGCCAATTTGAAGTTCGTAAGTGGCGGTTGTACAGCAAGCGTTCACGATTGTGTGATTAATGGCGACCCTATCGAGAAGATGAAGTGGGTCGCTAACACGGTTGGCGCTGACCTGATTATCGAAGACACAGAAGCGACGTTGTTACCTCGAGATAGTTCACGAGGAGCGGCAAAAGAAATCGCTCTGATTTCTCCTTCTACAGGCGAAATCGGCTATCCATCTTTTGACCAGCAAGGCATCCGCTTCACGTGCTTTTTCAGACCTGAACTGCACTTGGCGGATTTAGTCAGGATAAAGAGCGCTCTACCTCGAGCGACAGGTGTTTGGAAAATCTACAGCCTACAGCACGAACTATCGGCGAGGATAACCGATTCGGGTGTTTGGCGCACTAGCGGAGCGGCAACGTGGATAAGCAACTAAAACGCAATGCACCGTTATCTGCATTCGGGAGCGACTACAACGCTCTCGATTTTTTTGTTCGGTCGGTCATCCGTAACTCGATTTCGACAGCGATTCCTGTTGTCGTGACGAGTGTGACGAGAAACGGCTCTAGCGGTCGTGCTGAGTACGTTTCGGCATTGCCACTCATTACTTCTACAGACGCTGACGGTAATGCGATAGAACCTGTAGAGATTCCGAAGATGCCGTTCTTCAGGCTCCAGCACGGCACAGCGGCGATTATCTGTGACCCTGTCGTGGGTGATGTTGGTTTAGCGATATTCGCTCAGAAAGACGTCTCTGGGAACGATGGAGCCACAGAGCCTAAAGCGCCAGCAACGTTTAGAACGTTCGATATGTCTGACGGCTTTTACTTGGGCGGATTCTTCGGAAAGAAGCCTGAGACATTCATCCACATTGAGCAGTCGGGCGAGATAGTCGTTAATTGCAAGAACGCCACCGTGAAGGCTTCGGGCAATGTGAAAACGACAGCGAATTACACAGAAATCACGGCACCGTCTAACAAGATTAACGGAACGCTGACGGTCACAGGACTAATCACAGGCACAGGAGGCTTGGCAATCAGCGGAGGCTCTGGCGCGTCGGTCACGGGATCAATGACGACCACAGGGGACGTTAAAGCAGGCGGAATCAGTTTAATGAATCACACGCACCCGTGCGGTTCTAGCACGACAGGAAAACCACAATGACAACTCCTTTCGATTTGGGCAAGGCATTTAAGTTAGGAATGGCTTTTGCCGCAGGATTGCGCTCACGACTCGGTCTTGCTCTAGACGAGAGTTGGATTACCATTCACCCGAACGGAAAGTTCGATGCCGCTGGCAAGAAACTTAAAGGTCAGCCGATTCTGATTGACGACAACGGTGTTGTTATTGGTGGTGTAGGTGGAAAACTAAACGGAAAGCCGCTTTCTGTAAAAGCCCATCCGAAAAAGACTTATAGGAAAAACAAGCCGACATCTCAGGGAGAAAAGCCGAAAAAAGAGAAAGAGCAGATTCTCCCGAAGAAGTTGCCACATTACGGAGAGATTCTTGGCGAGCAATCGTATAAAGAGATTAGAGAGTCTATTAAGAAGGGCGACAAAACAGCAGTAAGTCTTTACGACAAGATTGAAAATGACATCAAGTTCGAGTCAACTTATTCAAGCGACTCGTTCTACAGACCTTCAACTCGAAAAATTTCGATAAATCTTGCTGATGTCAGGAAGGGCTCTGAGTTTGAAGGGGCTTGGCAAGTTCTTCTGCACGAAGCGGGGCACGCACTTGACCACAAATGCGGAGAGAACAGAAACTACGCAACTTCTATTCATATTGACTTTGCTAATGCGATTCGAAAAGATGTCGATGTTTACGTTAAAAGGGTGCAAGAAGCGCTAACAAGAAAAACAAAAGAGAAGTCATCGCCTGACGGAAGAATAACGATGCTCTTGAATTCCAAAGGCGTGGTTTCTATTTGGCACGCTCACTATGAAGTTGCTAAAGAACTAAACGACTTCAGTACGGAGAATCCGATTACAGGCAGTGTGATTAGCGACATATTCAACGGGGCGACCAAAGGTAGAATTAGAACTCGTTACGGTCACAGTACGAACTATTGGAAAAGACAAACGAACGGAGCGGCGAAAGAAGGCTTCGCAAACTTGTTTAGTTTGGCTCTTCAAGACCCGAGCAGGCTTGATGATGTAGAAAAGTATCTGCCGACCGCAGTTCCTGAGTTTAGAAAGTTGCTTGCAACGCTAGATGGGAGTCTTGTTATATGAACACGGAAGAGAGAAAAAAGTTCTTTAAAGAATACGACGACCTGAGAGACAAGTACGAAAAAAAGTTCGGAAAAGAAATCGACACGTTTGCTTTCGGAAACGACTTTAAACGCATCTACGACTTGATGAAGAAGAGTCTTGACGAAGGCAAAGATTGCGTGCCTGACGTTCCAGACGATGTTCTCACTTAAAGAAGCCGATTCCAATTTCTAACACCCCGAAAATTTCGGGGTTTTTTATTGTCGGTGGTTTTATGTCACACACAAATTACACGCTCGCATTAACGGACGATTGGGACATTTATGTTGCCGCCGATGGCTCGCTGGCGACCAAAACAGGCATCGATGCAGTATGCCAAAACGTTGCTAATGAGTGCCGATGTTTCAAAGGCGGGTTGTACTTCTATCAAGAGCACGGCATTGCTTGGTTTGAAGACCAATTGGGCAAGAAGTTAGACAAAGCGCTTGTCGAGAGCCGAATTAGGAACGCTGCTCTGTTTGTGGTGGGCGTTGGTCAGATTAAGAGCATCAAGTTCGAGGAATACGACTCGGAGACGAGGACGTATCACGGACGAATCGAGTTAATAACCGAGGGCGGTGAAAGTGGCACAGTTGACATTTGATTCAAATAACGGCGTGACGATCCCGACGACTAGCGAAGTTCGAGAGGATTTGGTTACACGCATCAAGACGGCGTTCAAAGTGAGCGGTTCGGACGTTGAACTCAATTGTGAACCGACATCCCCAATGGGGCAATTGATTGACGCTCTTGCTGCGGAGATTGAGGCTAAGAACTCTGAAATCGCATTTTTAGCGAGTCAGTTAAGCCCAGCACTAGCCACAGGCGTATGGCTCGACCAATTGGCTTCGCTCTATATGATTGAGCGCAAGGTCTCAGAAGCGACTGCTGTGGTCTGCACCGTTACGGGTCTTCCAAGCACCACCATCCCTTTTGGTGCGATGGTGCAAGATTCTTCGAATCGGCAGTTTAGGCTCTTAGCGACAGAAGGCATCACGATTGGCGCTGACGGGACAGGCACAGGGACGTTTTACTGCGTAGACCACGGAGCCATCGAGGTCGCGGCTTCTACCGTGACGAAGATTGTTACTGTGGTGGCAGGATGGGACACTGTGACGAATCCTGCCGCAGGAATTGTCGGTCGAGATAGAGAGAGCGATGCCGAACTGCGAGAGAGAATGCGCTCGTCTGTCTCTATCAATGCTCGAGGCTCTTTAGCGTCAATTAAATCCGCATTGTCAGCGATTGACGGCGTTCTAGACGTTGAAGTGCTAGAGAATGCGACAAGCACAGAGACAACGAAGTACGGCGTCACGATGACGTCACACTCGATTGCAATCTGCATCGTCGGTGGCGATGACGAAGACATTGCTGAAGCGATTTACCGCAAGAAAGATGAGGGTTGCGCTACGAACGGGACGACTACAGTCAAGTATCAAGACCCTGACTTTCCAGAGCAAGAATATTCTTACTCGATCATTCGTCCGACAGCGATTGCGTTCAAGATGAAAATCACGTGTTACACGTCGATGTTGGCGTCGGCTCAAGCACGCATCAAGGCGGCTCTTCTTGCAGACTTTATCGGGCAGGGCTCGAACGCTCGTATTGGTATGGCTGAAAAAGTTTATGCCAATAGATTCTGGGCGGCGGCGATTGCGACGGAACCGAGTGCGCCACTCACAAAGATTGAACTTGGGCTTGGCTCGTCTCCGACCTACTCAACACAAGTGTCAATCGAGGGCAACCAATATCCAGCGATGACAGAAGACGATATCACGTTCGTAATCACGGGGTCATAAATGAAGTTGTTCACTCAAACTTGGCTCGATGTTCTGACTGTAGACGACTTTGAGCGCATTACAGACGTGTATTCATACGTCAGTGCGGCGATTCAACCGCAGTATGCGCACTCGCCACGCCTGCGACTTCTCTGCGACTTAGCGCACGATGAAGTTGATGCAACAGACGATATGGAGAAGGTAAGAGAGGTCAGTTCGCTTGATTCTTCTTATGGCGTGTTCTTAGATTGGCTTGGCGACCGTATCGGCGCATCACGCACGCTCGAGACCGAAGGACAGACAGTCGAACTTGACGACTTGCTCTACTCAACACTCCTGCGCTGGAAACTCGCTCAGAACATTGCCGCATCCGATTCGCAGTCGCTTAACGTTTTGATTAAGAACTTGACAGGCACACGCATCCCTGTCATTGACACAGGAGCGATGACGATGACATTAGAAGCGACAGACGGCATCTCGAGCGAGAACTTAGTGCTGTTGCGTTACTTTGCTCCCGAGATTAAGCCAGCGGGTGTCGGACTCATTTTCATTGCTGACTATGACGCTGTTTTGGGCTTTAGTGGTCAGAAGTTAAGCACGTTCAACTATGGCGTATTTAACACGGCGTCATTAGATGCTGTAGCGACTACATCAACCGAGGATTAGAAGATGGCAATTAGTGAGAGTTATATTTTTAAAAAGATTTGGGGGTGGAGCAACACAAGCAATGCTCCACTCCCTCCTGACGTGCAAGCGGTTCCAAACAGTGGTCGCACGTCAATCGCTCTGGGCTTTCCTCCCGAGTGCTCTAAAGCCATTGCTGACGGCGGCGTGCCGCCTTATGGTCAAGACGTGAACGGCATTCTTCGGCAGATAACAGCCAATTTGGAGTGGTATTCGAGAGGCGGTCAGTTTGCTTGGGATTCGACTCGCTCGTATGAGGTGCCGAGCATTGTCTTTCATAACAGTGCGTATTTTATGGCGCTTGCGAGTTCGGTCGGTCAGGAGCCGTCATCGACAAGCACGTATTGGCGACGCATTCTCGACTACACAGACTTCTCTGCGATTCAGTCGCAGATTTCAGCGCAGATGGCAGGAGCCCTGACAGGCACCATTCAGTGGTTCGCTTGTGATGCTGGCAAACAGGGAAGCGATTATCTGATTTGTGACGGTCGAGCAGTATCACGGACGACCTACGCCGCACTCTATAACGTGATTGGCGTCAAGTACGGCACAGGAAACGGCTCAACGACGTTTAACGTCCCAAATCTCGTCGGTCGAGTTGCTTGGGGTGCAACAGCGGCTATCGGTACAGTACTCAGTGCAGGATTGCCCAACATCACAGGTCGAGGCGGTATGGGCGAGTGCCGAACCTATACAAGCGGCAGTTACTACGAGTTGATGAAACAGGCAAGCGGCGCCTTCTATTGGGATACGTCGAAGAACTACTACGGCTCCAATGGCGGTATTGATCAAGACGATGCTGTGATGTGTTTTGACGCTTCTAAGTCGAATTCAATTTACGGCGCATCGACAACTGTTCAGCCTCCAGCGTTGACGCTTTTGCCTTGCATTCACATTTAGGGGTTTTAAATGGCAAACTTATTTTCATACACGAAAAGCCCCACGGGTTCGCTCTCGGGCGCATCGCTAGCGCAACAGACTGAAGATGCGATTAACTCTGTAGCGAATACGGCTGAAGTTGCACGCACAACAGTCTTAGAAGCCGAATCTGCGATTGAAGCGGCGTTGAACTCTGCTAAGAACGCACAGTCAGCGGCTGAGAAGGGCTTAATCGAGATTCGTCAGGCTGTTTCTGAACTCTCGCACTTGAACATCCCGTCAGGAGACGGTCACGTAGGCGAATTTCTTGGGACAAACGGCACCACGTTACAGTGGCAAGGCGGTATGCGCTACCTTGGCGTTGTCTCGACCTTAGCGGACTTGCCGAGCACGACCTACACACACGGCACTTTGGTGAGTGGCAATATCTCCGAGACAGCGCTGGAGGCTCTGCAAGAGATTACACAAGGCGGCTTTAACATCACGGTTAAGGGCGTGCTTCGTGAGGTCTCGAACCTAAACTTTTCTGGAATCGAAGCGATTTCTGAAGTCCCTGCTGTTGTTAATCCGAAGATTACAGCGTGGGGCTCCTGCGCTTATTCTGAGACAGAGCGAGACGTTGTTTATACAGACGTTCTCTATCCGTGGGTAACGGCAGACGCTTCAGCGAGAATCTATGTTGTAGACGCTACGCTTTTGTCTACGTCGAAGTTATACAACGCTGACGGCACCGAGTACACAGGAAGCGCCTTCACGATTGCGAACTCTGGCGAAGGTTATGTGGTAATGCACGGCACCGAGTCGTGCGTGTATACGCCGTCGGCTCAGATTTCGATTCAGAGAACGGAGCAAGAGACAGTTCGAACTCTCACGTTCACGACAACCGACACAGGCGTTGATGCGACTATCAGCATCGGTAGCGCACCGACTGCATCGGCTGATACGGACGTTTCTTCGACATTGCAGTTGACAAGCGGTACTGCAACGAACGGTCAGAAAGTCGAGAGTAAGACAGGCGACTTCTTCTACGTCACAGCGATGCGAGCGCTTTACTATTGGAACGGCTCGGCGTGGATGAACATCTCGTCGACAACGACGTTCACGACAGTGATTACGCTCACGAAAGACACGGCTCAAGGCGCGTCTATCACGATTCCGAACGGCGCTTACGTTGTTGGAAACGGTTCGCTTTCTGTGCACTACAACGGCTTGAAGTGCTACAAGGACACGAACTTCGCAGAGATTGGCACGGACGGCGCTACCAGCACGACTTTCAAACTGCTCTTCGATGCTAAGAAAGACGACGAAATCGAAGTGACAATCTCTTAAGGAGTGAGAAATGGCAGAATACTCTTTCAAACTCCTCAAGGGTACGGATAGAACGCTCATCTTTGCCTTCTTCGAGAAAGACGAATCGGGAGAGAAGACGGTCTACGACCTCACGGGCTACACAGGAGCGATGCAGATTCGCACGGCGTACTCGTCTCAGAAGGCTGTGGACTCGTTTACGACCTCCAACGGCAAGATGACAATCGACGCTAAAGAAGGTCGAGTAAGCATCATCTTCGACCACACGTCGACCGAAGCGTATCCCGTTGGGTCGTTGGTCTACGACATCGAGTTAACAAACTCAGAAGGCGAGCGAACTCGACCGATTCAGGGGAAGATAAAAGTTCTAGCGGAGGTGACCAAAATTGCCCCAACAGACACAGACTAGTTGTTCCTGCCCTTCTGTTGAAGTCATAGACAATGCGACCGAGCCGACAATCGAAATCGTAGGCTGTTCAGATTGTGATTGTTCGGTCATAGAAGTGACGATGCCTGAAGAAGAGCCTGTTGTTGAGGTTCTAATCCAAGGCGCACGTGGGGCTAAAGGTGATAAGGGCGACAAAGGCGACTCATTCAACGACACGCCTTTTGATTTTGACCCTGTTCAGATTTATCTAAATGCCAGAGACGGAGAATAGTAATGGCTACAACGGCATCTCAACAAATTAGTAATTTAGCGTCGACCATCGGCACCGACGTGAAGCAAATCATTGCAAATATTGGTACTCTTTCAGACCTGACGACTCAGCAAAAGACGAGCCTTGTTTTGGCTATCAATGAGTTGAAAGCAGCGATCAATTCTATTGACCTCACTGCCATCATTGATGACGCTAAGACGGTCACCAATTTGACTTGGTCGTCCTCAAAGATTACGTCAGCGATTTCTCAAGCGGTCAACGACTTAATCAGCGGCGCACCTGAGACATTGGACACTCTCAAAGAGTTGGCTGACGCTATCGAGACTAACAAAGACGCTATTGAAGCGCTTCAGACTATTGCAAGCGGACACGTCAAGTATGACGGAGCGCAGACGCTTACGACCGAACAAAAGGCTCAGGCGAGAACGAACATCGATGCGGTTTCTTCTGCGGAACTTGGCGCAGTCGAGACCAAAGCGGACAACGCTCAAGCCGATGCGAACACGAACAAAGCGTCAATCGGCACTTTGGCGAGTTTAAACACAACGGCTAAGACCTCTTTGGTTGAAGCCATTAATGAAGTGAAGACCACGGCTGACAGTGCTTACTCAACAGCCAACACGGCAGAATCAAAAGCGGATGCGGCGCAGACAGAACTCACGGCGTTCAAGACCGCTGTGGGCGACACTACAGTCAATTATGTCGAGGTCTACACGACAGCAAGGGATGGCAGTTCTTCTTAATCTTTGGGAGCGGTAATTATGACGATGAGCAAAGAAATCGCAGATGGCTTTCGGCAAGTTGCCGCTGACCAGATTGCGCAAGATATCGAGAACAACTCGAAGTTTGCGTTAAAGAGCGAAGTCGCCACAGGCGTGCAATCGGATTGGGACGTGACGGACACAACGTCGCTCTCGTATATCAAGAACAAGCCCACAGTGCCAAGCAAGACCTCTGAGTTGACTAACGACTCAGGATTCTTGACCGAGCATCAGTCTCTTGACGCTTACGCTAAGAAGATTGACCTTGCCACGGTAGCGACTACAGGCGCTTATTCTGATTTAAGCGGAACGCCAACGATTCCGACTGTCCCAACAAAAGTCTCTGCTTTTGAAAACGACAGCGGGTATTTAACAACGCATCAGAGCCTTGCTGGATATGCGAAGACCGCAGATTTAGCGACCGTTGCAACCTCGGGAGACTATGCTGACCTCTCAGGGAAGCCCACAATCCCCACGGTGCCCACGAAGGTCTCAGCGTTCGAGAATGACGCAGGCTATTTGACAACGCACCAAAGCCTTGATGC